TCGTCAGCCCGATAGATCCCTGCACCTGACGAGCAACATCCCCCCAGTCCGCTTCACCAGTCGCTGCGGTAGCGACGACGTCACGGACGACGTTCCTCTGACCGCTTGTGATCTCTGCGATGAGGCTGCCTGCCTGCTGCCGCGCCCACGACACAGACTCAGGACGGTCACGGTCAAAGGAGAATGACAGGGTTTCCTTCTGGATAGAAGGGAGCGTTACGCGAGATCCCGCGTCCAGCAGTTCACCCAGGAGTTCATCCGCCATCTGCTGCTGTGCCACTAACCAAGGCTCGGTCGGCAGCATCGCCACGACACGATCAACCTGACCACGAGACAGAAGATCAGCGACCTCACGCTGCCGCTCCCCAAACTCCCGAGCAGCCGCCTGCTGCGCTTCACTCAGGATACGGATGATGCGGCGCTGGCTCGGCGTCGTCTCCTGCGTCAGCGCTGGCGACTTCCTGTACGCCTTAAACAGCAGCATCGGATCAGAGTAGCGGCTCGGACTCGGGAAGATCCCCAAGCGAACGCAGATGTCCTTCCAGTCCCGGATCAGGCAGGATCGCGCCGACACCCATCAACTTCGAGACGTAGTCCGCGACCTCGCTGAGTTCGACGCTCGACACCTGACCGTAGGTGAGTTCAGGCATCTTGTCGGTCCGCATCGCGTTCAGTTTCAGCAGGCGCGGGATCGCGTACTGGTTCACAACCTCAGCGATCGTCTTAGCGATACTGTCCACCGCCAGCGTCCACAGGTCCACCTTCGCCGTACCTAGCGCGAACGAACCGACTTTGTCGCTACCGAGCAGTAGAAAGTCTGACAGGAGGGACATACTGATGCGCTGGTCGTAACGCTGAATGACCGCGCCCGTATCGAACTGCCTCGCGCCAGACGCCGAAAGCAACTGAAGATCAAATACCCGGTTCCCCTGCTCATCGTAGGCAGCGGGGAACACGATCCCCTCCTGCTCGTTACGCTTAACGTTCTGCACGATGTCCGTGACCGCCTGAAGGACAGCCTTCTGCGCGGCGTTAGCCGAACCCATCAGATACTCGGGAGGCACGAAAGCCATCGGCAGCCCAGCAAGGTCACGCTCAATACCGACCGCTTCGATCTCTTCAATCCTGCGCTTGTAGAACCAAGGACGGTAAGCGTTACGCAACAGGGAGTAGCCCTCGGGGTTATTGCGGTTAGTCGTCGTACGGAACAGTACAGCCTTGTCGATCGGGATACGGTGCAGACCGCCACCAGAAGGATCCATCTGGACCATTCCCTGGATACCGCCACGCTCGTCCAGCATCCACTCCTGAAGAGTCTCCTGCGCCCGGACAGGCCACTTCCGCCAACCGATACGGTGGTCCTTGAAGCGTGAGTTCGTCTTCGGGTCGCCAGTCAAGCCGCCACGGATCTTGTACACGATCTCATGAAAGGACCAGCCGTACACCAGCATCGACAGGATGTTCTGCAATGTCGCATCCCACGAATCGCTCATGTCATCCAGGCACTCCTGAACGAACACAGCCGTACGCTCGTCCTCACCCTCGACCTTCCATTCCAGTCGAGTGATTACCTTGTCGATCGCGTACAGCATCGCCCCAACAACGGGGTCGTTATCCCGCATCTCGCGGTAGACCTTGAAGCCCTTGACACCTTGAAGGTTCGGCAGGAACTCTTCATTGATGATCCCGCCTGAACGCCGCAGACCGGAGGATCCTAGTTCAGTGAACTCGTCCCGGCCTGAGCCTGTGTCATCTCCGTGCATCTGCGTTCATCCTCTGCGCCGTAAGGAACATCGCCTGCGACTCCGTGAATCCCGCCTCACGAAACGCCAAGAATAACTCGTGAAGCGAGACAGCGAATACCTGAAGTGGAGTGAGCGCTGCCTGCTGCTTCATCGTGTTAGTTTACCGCGTCCCACAAGGAATCCTGAGCGGCATCGACGATCCTGCCGTTCCGCCACAACCTTCCAGCCACAACACCGTCATACAGGGATCGGCGTGGCCTGACGAACGTGTCGCACTCCTTCACGACATCGCAACGCTCACAGTACGCTAACGCGTAATAGACGAGAGGCCCATCGACGTTATCGAAGAGGCCGGGGTCGGCGTTCCGGCAGGCGGCCTTCTCCGCCAGCATCCCGATCCACGCCTTCACCTGTGCCTCACCCTGTCACGCTGCGCCTCCGCAAAGGTGCGGCCAGCGAGACGCTTCTTGAAGTGCGGGATGTTGTTCTGTGGGATACCAACACGCGTCGTGGGCAGCAGGACAGCCAGGAGGTCTGACTGGTGCTGGGTCATGTAGCCAGCGTCCTCTATCGCTTGCAGATCCGGGAACACATCGGCGTGCCTATCGGCGTCGGGGTCGATGAGGTGGTCCTGCTTGCCGCCCATGCTGAAGATGATGAGGAAGTTGTCGGGCAGATCGACAGTCCTGAGTAACGCGACCTCTTTCGTGTATGCGTAGAACAGGATGTCGGGGAACATATTCGCCAGACCGATCCAGCCAAGCAGATACTCCCTGGAGAAGAAGTCTCCAGAGTCGTGTATCCGTACGGCAGCGCCACCCTCACGGATCCAAGCCTGCACACGCGGCGACAGATGCGTTACGTCCGTTAGTCCCGGTATGACTCGGGGTATGCCTGTCGGCCTGAAGCGCTTGTGCGCCAACTCCTCCGCCAATGCCGCAGTCCAGAGGGGATCGTCCTTGACAAGTTCGAGGTTGCTCAGATGCTTACCGCGAACCTTCGGGAACAGGAAAGTCCCATTCCTCGCGTAGCAGAACTTCGCACAGGCCCCAGCGTTCGGGCAGACGTTGAAGTGGCTACCGTCCGGTAACTCCACAACCCAGGCAGGCAGAGTGAAGTTCCAGACTCCATCTGCCTTCATCTCTCGGTTCTGCGTGAAGTACGCCACCACCGAATCGTGACATGAGTTAGACGCTGCGTAGGTACGACACGCTGGCGTTCACGCGCAACTGCTGCTCAACAAGCATGTGCACTAACGCACGCTCAACCAGCAGCGAAGACTCCATGAGTTCATCGTCAGGCATCTCACCGACACGAGTAACGCAATCATCGAGGCTGGCGGCAAGATCACTCACAGATCCTCATCCTCATCCTCGTAGGCGTACTCCATCTCATGCGGTGCAGCCTCAATCATTCCGTTGATCTTCCAATACGGCATACCCGTCGAAGCGAACGCGGCAAGATCAGGAGTCCCGTCAATATCAACAAACTCAGCCACGACAACCCAGCCAGTCAAGATCGCAGGAGCCTCATAAGTCTCACGCAGATAAGCCATCACCGCATCGTCGATCCGGCTCTCTATCGAAGCACTCTCAGACATACCCGCACCGCCTTCCGCCAGCAACAAGAATATCCGTTACCGGCGTAACGCTTCCCTTTGTTTAGTGTCTAACGTGTCGCGCTACTCGGTGGTAGGGAGGGGCAACGAGAGGGGGATCGCCACCCCTCCCCACCGTGTAGGGAGCGCTCGACCTACGATCTTTGGGAGGAACACTCTCTGCGACGGTGCCTGCGGACCGTGCTGATAGATACATCCTCGCCGTAGTCTTTGAGTGCGTTCACGATCATGGTGCCTGTGTAGCGTCTGTCTTCGAACGCTGTGCGGAGTGCTTTGGCGTCTTCGTCGGGTAGTGTCGGTAGCAGATCGCAGATTCGGCAGGACGGTCCACCGTATCTAGGCTGTTGTCCTGCTAACGCTTCGGCGAGGCTTGGCTTAGGCATCGGCTCGGCGAAATAGGCGACGCAGGAGGCTTCGGGGCTGCTGGCCCATCGCTTCCTCTGTAGTGACCTTTGCCGGGTCCTCAGAGGCGCTCAGAGCCGCCATGATGCGCTTCACGCGCCTACGCTCGTCGGCGAGATCTAGGCCGTCTACGTCGTTCTTACGCCCGTAGGTGACGAACTTGCCGTTACCGTCGATCAAACCGTTGGTCCAGTCCAGATGTCGCATCAGTCCAGGCTTCGGGTTCAGGTCGTAGGCGAGCATGATTGCTGCCGTACCCCTGCGAAGGGAGTTCAGTTGGGCCTGCTTCTTTGCCCCGGTCCAGCGCTCCCCGTAGGTGTGATCGGTTTCGATACCGAGAGCGACAGCGTTCATCCCATCTACTGGGACTCCCCATGTGTTACCGCGCTTGGCGGGGTCGTTACCTCCGGTGCCAGCATGATTCGACAGGCCAGCGGCGATCAGGTGCCATGTGCCCGACGCGTGCTTACCGTTACAGCCCGAGCAAACCCAGATGGCACCAGCAGGGGCGATCTCCATGTACTTCATCCATTCGAGCGCACCGGGCGAATCGCCCTGCGGCGAGGCGTCGTGATGCCAGAGGATGAACTTGAAGTCCCTGTAGCCCTGCCCGTTGAACCCTACGGTCTTCCAGGTCTTCCCGTTGTATGGGCCGTGCGTGTACTTCTCTTGAATAACGGGTACGCCTGCTTTCTTCAGGACTTTATTGAGATCTTTCAGCCATACGCTCACTTGCTCTCCCTCAGTAGACTGTTCACGATTGTCTCAACCGTATCTAGTTTCCCCTGCATGACACGCTGCTCACTCTCGACTCGCGTGATCTTGTCGCTCAGGCTGGTACCGCCGTTAGGGAACAGTTGATGCTCGACTCGCAGAAGCCTGTCACTAATGGTTCGACCTTCCTTGTCCACCCCGAGGGTGTCGTCGATGCGTCGCGCGATCTTGTAGACGCGGTATGTGAAGATTGCTATGGCTGTGACGGCTGCGATGAGTGCCGCGATGCTGATGGCTTGCTCCTGAAGGTTCACGCGCCACTCCTCACGTTATTTAGTTATGTGGTGTTACTACTCGGGCTTAACGAGGCTCGCCGTGCCACTCTTACGGATCTCAGCAGTCGTGATCGAAGAAGCGTAAGACAGCAGCACCGCGCCGAGGCCGATACCAAGGACGGTCATCCAGTCCACAGCGAAGGCGTCCAGAGCGCCAGCGACCCCCAAAGCCAGGATCACCTGTGCAAATGTCTTGATAGCCCTCTCGGTGGCGTCCATCCAGAAAGCCTTAGTCCACATCATTTCCCCTCCTGATATTCGTCTGCCTCTAGCGAGTAGTCATCCTGGGTCGCCGAGCGTGTAACGTAAAGTTGTGCGTCTGGCCTGAGCCGTACGTCCTCGTACGCTGCGCCACCGATGTAGGCGGCGACCACAGCACCGATCAGTCCGAAGCCTGAGAGAGCCAGGGTTTGCGCAAGTGCCGTGTCATCCCAACGGAACGCCACATACACGATGATCGCTGCCCCGAAGAGCATGGAGCCAAAGACGGCACGACGACGCAACTTCCACGAAGGCTTTGCACCCATTACCGACACTCCCGGAACGCTCCCGCAATCAAGATCGCAACTGCCTTAGGATACAGGACTATGGCAGGCGATAACCGTAAAGCCCGTACCCACACAACCGAGACGCCATCTGAAAGTGATGCGGCACTTCCGTACCGCCATTCACTAGATACTGGTGATCGTGGTGCGCTGGTGCTGTGGGCACAGAGCAGGCTGACGGAACTGGGTCATTACGATGGTCCCCTTGATGGCCGCTACGATCTCGCCGTTAGTAAGGCGGTGCGAGCGTTTCAGGATGCGTCGGATCTCGCTGTGACTGGTGTTATCGACAGGAAGACTTGGTACGCGCTGTGACTGTAGGGGTGGTGGCGGTAGCGCACGGAGATAAGTATCGCGCCTTCCTGCCGCGCTGGATGCGTGCCATGACGATGCTGGAACGGCAACCTGACCAGATCATGGTCGTAACAGATGATGTCCCTGATTGCATATCTCTCCTTGGGGCCGCGAATCTCAGCAGGGTCCGCTTCCTTCAGGCGCACGGGACATTCCGTTGGCATCCCCAAGTACTCGTCAACGAAGGCATCTCCTCCATGGATACAGAGTGGATATGCAAGATGGATGTAGATGACATCATCTTCCCGCACGCGCTCAACAGCCTTCACGATTGTCTCGCTGACGTCTTCATGTTCGGGATGCAGTTGGGAGATAAGTGGCTGCCAGCGCACCATGTAACCGCCAAGGATATCCTGCGCTCGCAACACAACCTCGTCTTCTCAGGATCCCCGTTCAAACGTTCCGTCTGGGAAAAGCAGGGATACCGCGACATGATTTGCGAAGACTGGATGTTCTGGATAGATGCCGCTAAGAACGGGGCACGTTTCCAGGCTTCCCCGAACATCGACTACGAATACATTCTCCACGGCGACAACATCACATCCCGTACTGACTTGTCCTACTGGGAGAACAAGGTG